TTCTTTTCCGTGTGATGCCTTATCTAAATTTGGTTCTTTTTTGTCTTTGGTTTCTTGTAAAAACACAAACATCATTCCAGCTTTTGATCCTTCATCATTCTTTGTATCAATCATTCCGACCAAATCCAAATCTGTGGATAATTCAATATTTGTTTCCTCAAATACTTCTCTGATTGCCGCCTGACCTGGTGATTCACCACTTTCTATACCACCAGCAGGTATAGACCAATGGTTTGGTAATGACTCTTCAGGTGATCTTTTACACAACAAAACCTCATCACCATGTTTAATTATTACACCAGCACTCTTTCTAAACTTTCTCATAGATATTTATAAATATGAAAGTAAAAATAAATGATAACCTTTTTAATGTTAAAACCGCAATAACATCCAAAGATACCCAAAATGGTATGATGGGTAAAAAGTTTGATAAAACTTTTGATGGTATGTTATTTTTAATGAAAAATGAACCACACTCCTTTTGGATGAAAAATTGTGTAGTTCATTTGGATATCATTTTTATTGATGGTAATCAGATCACAAAGATCCATCACAACTGTAAACCCTGTTACTCAGATAAATGTGAGAATTATGAAGGTAATGGTGATATGATTTTGGAATTACCAGGTGGTGATTGTAGAAAATATGATATTAATGAGGGTGATCTTGTTGATCTTCTACTTTAACTTTTGTTTTCTCGTCAACAAACACTTGAACTCTACCTCTTGCAATGTCCGCATAATTTGGTGACAACTCAATTCCTAACCAACGTCTATCTAATATCTCGGCCGCAACCAAACTAGTTCCTGACCCCGCAAATGGATCTAAAACTACATCGTTTTTGTAGGACAATATCTTAATCGCCTTTGTTGGGATGTCCATTGAGAAGGTCGCCTTGGTGAGTGATTTAGTATCTGCAAAGTAATTCCACTGACCAAACACAAGTTCCATAAACTCTTTCTTATCATTCTCGTCGTAGACCATTTTGTTCCTTTTAGAACCATCTTCATTTTCAATTTCAGTTAATTCGCCAGTCCATTGTGGTTGACCTTTGATTTTTTTGATGTGTTGTTTTTTGTATGCTAATACAACACATTCTTTTGGGTTATAGATATAGGGTGAACTCGGACTCATCCAAGAACCCCACGCAGTTGTCTTACTTCTATGTGGTGATTGTTCTTCTAAATCCACAATACCGAAGAACCCAAATCCGATTTGTTTCATAATCTGCCACATCTCAGATACGAAGAATATACGTCCACCTTTCTTCTGTCTGTTAATTTCGTATGGTATGTTCAAAGCAATACGACCATCGTCTTTCATTACACGATACGCCTCACTCAACCAAGCTTTGGCAAATCCTTCATAATCTCTAAACTCCATATCGTCTTCGTGAACATCATAAGCAATTCCAACTCCGTATGGTGGTGACGTGACGATTAAATCAACACTACCCTCAGGTAATGTTTTCATGACCTCAATACAATCTCCGTTAATAATTTTTCCTGTTTCTATCATTCTCCTAATTTTTCCTCTAAATAATCCCACACCAAATTTGAGTATTCTTCATAAAGATCTCCATCTTCATCATCTTCTAAATTGAATACTCCGTCATCCAAACACGAGTCCATGACTTCTTCGTGTTTTTCTTCAAATGATAAGTCCTCATCTACCGTTAGAAGGATATTATCAATATCATCCATTTGTTGTTGTGTTAGTTCCATAATTTTGTTTTTATATTCCTGCTGTTAAATGGTAATAGTATCCTTTACTAGATGTATCGCCAAATGATTTATATATGTTGTATTCTTTTTCGTCGTATAAAATCCCACTTACAACTTCAACACGACAACCGATGTCGTCTACTTTGAATCTTAGTTTGTCAATATCAAACTCTTCTTCTAATGGAATATCATAAACAAGGTGTTCTCCTTTACAATAATCCTCAATAATTAGGTACGCAACCTCACCACAATATTGTTCTTCATAATCAGTTCTATCACTATCAAGATCCTCACTCTGATAAACAACATTACCCTCTTCATCTTCAACTCTTATGAAGAATGCGTCAGGATATGGTCCCATGATTGATTCGTTTGGTGAATCAAAGAACGTATCAATACCTAAGATCTCACATATTTGATCGTGGTCCAACTCATCCTGTTCAACTCCACCATCACGTAAAGTTTCGTATTGATCTGTGTTTAATTCAAATGGGTAAACTTCAGCTCCTTTACCTCCTAAAATAATTTTGTAGTATTTCATATCAGACATAATTAAAGAATTTCTCCAAATAAAAAATATAATACAATTAGTAATGCAAAAAAAGATATAATTGTCGTAGTTAATACAAATATAAAATTATTTCTTTTAACGTGTTCTTCTGATCTACCTTGATAATCGTCAGAGTTGAATTCTTGTTCCATATTATATAAAATTTGATATTAATTGTGCCAACTTATACCCCGTAAAAGCCCCGATTGCTGCGGAACCAGGAAGAACTATAAACTTACCTAACATAGTTTCGTATTTTTTCCTATTTACAATATACGAAATTAAAATGTAATAAACAATATAGTTAATCAAAACTAAAAAGTCCAGTTCTTTTGCCGCAAATACAACAATTGAATTTCCAAGAAACCCCCACATAAAGTTAATGAGGGTTTCACGGATTAATTCGTTTGGTGTTGTGATCGCGTCCAATACGCTGATCTCTCTATCAAGACCTGTCTTTTTCTTCAAGTGTTCCGATGTGGTGTTGGAGGTACCAGAGGGCTTTTCTGAGGTCCTCAAGTTCTTTGTCTTTTCCTTTTTTTCCTGCACGACTTATATATTTTACTGTGTTTCCTAAACTAAACCCTAATTCCCAAGCATCAATCACTTTGATCGCTTCGTAAGGGTTATTTTCACCACCATAATGTTGTGGGTGATTTACTTGTTCTACTTTTGGTGTCGGACACTGACAAGGTCCTGTTCCACCACATACGCATTCTTTATCCATTGTTTAAATTTTTAGCGTTCATCAATGCATCTTTTAATAAATCCGGCATTGGGTTAACAATTTTGTTATCTCTTTTATCAATGTAGTTTTTTACTAAATCAATTTCTTCTTGTGGTTTAATATTTGTTTTAGATTCCATCATTTCATCATCTAACTCATAATCATCATCCTCTCGGTATTCTTTTAATAATTCTTCGTCAGACATTGTCCCATACTTTTCACTAAGTCCACCCATATCAACATCTTTGTTAATCATAGTTTTTGTATCGTAAAGAAGTTGCGCAACATAGAGTGAATTAACAATCTCACGAATGATTTTGTATGGATCAGCGTTTGATCCCGGTCTACGATCTTCTACATATCCTTTCCATTCTTTTGCGGTGTCCTGAGGAACTCTAATTGATGCTCCACGATCAGACACACCCCAACTGAATTTATCAATTGCCTGTGTTTCATATTCACCAGTCAAACGAAGGTTATTGTTTGATCCATAAGCTTTAATGTGATCTTCGTGTCTTGATTCAAGTGCGTTGAATAACGACATAAAATATTCTTCATTCCCATCAAATCTCATCATGTCAGTTGAGAAATTTGTGTGGAGACCTGATCCATTCCATTCACCGTGTGTGATTGGTTTTGGGTGAAGTTCAATATGGTAACCGTATTTCTCTGCGATCTTGAATAAGAAGTATCTTGTTACCCAAAGATCATCACCACCTTTTAATTTACCTTTTGAGAACACTTGATATTCCCATTGGCCCAAAGCGACCTCGGCATTTGTTCCTGTTATATCAATACCATAGTTCAAACACATATTCAAATGTTCTTCAACAAACGGACGACCAATTACATTGTGACCTACACCACAGTAATATTCACCTTGCCCTTTAAGAATGTTTCTCTTGTGACCCAAAATGTTTCCATTTACTTCTTCACGAATGAAATACTCTTGTTCAAAACCAAACCAAAGATCTTCAAAACCTTCACCAATACTTGATCTCTTATTTGATTGATGTGGTGTTCCATCAGGATTTAATACCTCACACAAAACATACACAGGATCATTACCATTCAAAAAATTAGGTGGCGCGTAATGTCTAACAGGTTTTAACAAACGATCAGAGTTTCCTGTCTGAGCTTGATTTGTTGATGAACCATCAAAGTTCCACATAGGAAAATTTCCATCAAGAAATGCATTCTTAACGGATTCATAATCAACAATCTTAACTTTACTTCTTAGGTTAGGTTCAGGTTTATATCCGTCTAACCAAACATATTCCAATTTAATCTTCATTTCATTTTATTTATTATATTTATTATTTCTTCTTCGGTAAAACCTTCTTCATACATCCTGTAAACTTTGCATGAGAAATCGTCGGTGCAGATAACTGCATCGGCGTTTAAATAAGTGAAAAGATTGTTGAGATTACATAAAATATTTTCTTTCTTAAGTATTCTCTTATTAAAACTCATCTTATTCGGTTTCTTGGTTTTCGGTTTGAATTTTTGTTTGTGAGATAAGTCCAGCAATTCTACGTTTGAATAAAGGTAAAAGAGTTTCGTCTATCGGGAAGATTCCATTTGATGACATTTGAAACACTGGACCCATTCGTTTGTCCTTACTATCATACGTAGAAAATGTAGTAATTATTTTTGGGATCGTCAACTCACCTAACTCATCAGAATAAATTAAATTTATATTCGTCATACGTTGGGGGTTGGTTTTTGTTTCTTTTTTGATTTGATATTCCCAAACATGAGTTTTTTTACTTTCTGTCTCGGTATAGAAAAAATAACCTTTTGGGTAAAGAATGTTTTTCTTATTTCTTTTAACTTTCATGTCCAAAGAATCAAATACGATTGTCCATACGGATTTTGCAACATTGAAGTATTCCATTATTCTTGGTGCTGAGATC